TGTCAGCATCGCTTTTTATATGTGTGCCGCCTTTGCTGTATTGGAAATATTCTTGGGTGTTCAAATGATAAGCATTGGTTTCTGCAAAAATGTTGCCGCCGATTTTCATATGAGCATCGCCTGAACTGCCCATTTTTATACCAGATTTACCCGCAATGTTTACAAATTTTGCAGCTGATAAATTGACATTTGCTCCACTGCTTGCAAGTGTCGCATTGTTAACCGATTCTGCACTGAATTTTTTAGCAGAATACAATGACATATAACTATCAGCTTTTGCACTCCAACTGCCGCCTGCTACAAATGAAGTATAATCAACACTGGTAAAATCCATGCTTGTACCAGCTGTGCTTTTTATTGTTTCTCCTGCACTGATATTAATATGAGCAGTAGCGTTTAAGTTAATATCTCTATCTGCACTGAAATTTAAATCTTGACTTGAATGTATACTAACACTATCTTCTGCATAGATATCAATTTTACCATTACTGGTCATTTCGATCCAACTTGTACCTCTACTGTTGCCAATGTAAATCAAGTCTTCTGTGTTGTGCAGTAATATTTGATGTCCTGTTCTTGTGCGCACTCTAAACAGTTCATTTGCAGGAAGTGTTACATCGCCTGTTCCATCTGTGTTTTCAATATCAACATATTCACTAGGAGAATCTGCAGGAGAGCCAACACGCAATATTTTGTCATCACCGTCATCCATAACAATGCTTGTACCGCCTAATCTACTGCTAGGAACGCTAGCTTCTACACCTGTAGGTCCTCTACCGTGTCTGGGTGCTCCATCACGCTTGTCTAATGGCCCTGGTGTGTTCATACCAAATACTGCACTAGGAACTTCACGTCTAGCACTGCTGCTGGTTAAACCTCTAATATCGTCTTCTAATAAACCCTGCTCTGCAAGTGTATCTACAAAATCTTCATTTACAGGCTTTGGATATCTTGTAGGTTGTGTTTCTCCGTCTGCATTAACCAGTGCTTTGTTGTATTCGCCAGTTGGTAATTTTTGTGCTTGGTTGTTATTAACTGTTGCTGGTCTTCCATCCGGAACCATAAAATTCATAAATTCGTCTTGAATACATCCAACCCAAAAACCAAAGTCACTTGCACCTTCTACTTTTAGTACAATTACTCTTGTGCCAATATCAGGCGGGACAGCCCAAAATCCATAACTTTGTTGACTTTCTTGATATGTGTCATTTGCTCCAACATTTTGAAAAGGTGTTTGTCCTGTAAACGGGCTTGCATAATGACATGTTAACAGTTGATTTGCTTCTTGATAATCGTTGCCGCTTTCCGTTACTTTGAGCAACATTACTTTTAGAGCACCCATGAATTTGCCGTCAAGATGGCTTACAACTCTGCCGATGTAAATACCTGGTTGCGAGCCGTACTTGTTTTCTGCACTGTCTGCGGTTCTGGTATTACGTGTGCGTCTGGTTGGTGGTCCTGCCATATATTATCTCCCGAAGCGTCCTAGGTTGCTGCGTATATCTTGTATATCTGATTTGATGCGTGTGACATTTTTCACAACGCCGCCGATTGGCGATCCTGCAATAGCATTGTTTATTGCATTACTTGCCACTGTGTTTACTAGATTTGGTAGCCCGCCTTGCAGTACACCCAACGTATTTTGCAGTGTGCTTTGTATTTGTCCTATTTGATTGAATGCTCCAAACAAATCTTGAGCAAAATCTGCAATTTGTGTTCCAGATAATAAATCTTCTATTTCTGTAATACCTGCTTGTCTAAATGCAGTTGAGACTCGTTCTAACTCTTCAGCTTGTTTTAGCATCAGTGCAAATTCTCTTGTGCGGTTTGCTGCTTCTTGTTGTAAATTGCCAATTACCAATGGCAAATTTCCACTGCGATTGGCTTCAACAACACTGTTACTGGCTTCTACACTTTCTATTGTTTGATTGGGCATTCTTGCCAATGATAAATTTTGTGTAAACATGCCGTTGCTGAAATTGTTTGTAAAAGTCAACACTCGATAGATTCCACTGAATGCATTTGTAGGATCAATTTGTATTAGGTTTCCATTATAATCAACACCAGTTCTAAAATGAATCAAAACATAAACTTCATTTCTACTAGGATCAATTTTATTATCATACGTTGCATTAGGATTACCGCCACTAGGTGAAATAAAGTTGCCTACGTCACTGTCCATAAAATAATACGGATCGCCCCATATTTTTAAATCTAAAACAACGTTGTCAACATCACTGTTTAAAATTGCTGTTTGAAATGTATTTGCAACATCTCTTGCTGCAACACTAGCACCATTTGCAGGCGATTCATTGCTGGTTCCTACAATTTGGCTTTTTGACATCAGTCCTGACTGCGACGACCCTCTATTACCATCATCTGGGCCTCTTGTAGGAACTGCTTCTGGAACAGGTTCGTTTGCTACAGCCTGACCGCTTGCACCACCTTGCATATTGTCTTGTCTAGACTGTGTAGATCTTCTAGACAGTTCTTTATAAAACGCATTATCAATATTAAATTCAAAATTGATAATATCCATGTTTAAACCGGTGTAGGTATAATAATAGGTTTTGAGTGCTTTGGAAATTTTTGGCGTATAATCTTGATCTTGCCAACTTGGCGCAATAATACTAGCGTCAATTAAAAACGGAGTAACTCTGTAAACAAATTCATATGCAGGTAAACCACTATTTGCAATTTCATCTGTGTTTAATATTCGTGTTTCACTGTGAATTTTGAACCAAGTTACATTTCCATCAGCATCCGGTTGCTGATTTATTAAATTCAAACCCCATTCACTGCTTAAAATAACTTGAGAAATAATACGTTCAATTTTAGTACCTTGTTTAAAAGTAAATTCTCTTGTGTTAGCATCGATACTCAATGTGCCTCGAGTGAATACTTCGTCGCCACTTTGTTGCTCATTGCCTTCATCAAACACAAATTGCTCAACGCCAAAAGGATTGTTGCCATATTGGTTAAAATCTGTAACAATAGCACTTTGTCCAATATAGTTCACATCACTGTTTGCAGCCAATGATGCTTGCTCTGTTTTAACCTGTATAAATGGATCAACTTGTTGAGGACCTGCAGGAGTGTCTACAGTGACTAGAGTATTTCTTTCTCTGTTTCTTTGTGCTTGTAAATCATCAGTGGTTGCAGTTGTCCTATCTTCACCTCTAGGATCTAAAATAATATTCGTTCTTAAATTAGGAGGAGAACCTGCTACACCACCTAGACTAGGATCTGTAGGAAATTCAATTCTGTATCTGTTTCCTGCAATAACATTGTTTTCTAATTCTGCTGCAATTTCCATTTTATCTAATGTTTGCACTAGACTTGTGTCTACATCGCCGCCTAACATGTTGTACACTGTTTCTGCACTGATTGTAACATCAGTGCGAACACGCTGAATACCGTCCATGAACGCTTGGTGATTCCAAGGAATAGCATCAACTGTGTAAACACTACCGCTTTGATCAACATTAAACACAACATTTACCAATTTCAATGCAAGAGTATGCGGAGGTTCGATGTGTGTATTTCCGTTGTCATCGTATCCTACAAAATCTAATTGCAAGCAAAAAGGAACATCTAGATAACCTCTGTTGCCTTGATACAAATCGTCACATGCTAAACGCAATGTTTGAAAAAACAATCCAACACTCAGAGGTTCGTACACTTTGAATTGCATTTGTATTGCATTGCTGTTGCTAGAACCAGGGTTTGGCACCACAAGATAATCGCCTGTAAAATCATCGATGTAAAATTCAACATTTACACCAAGAGATTCTTCTGCAAATGTTTTTATTCCTTTGTCGGGAAAGCCGCCACTTTGAATAATTGTCAAATCAGGACCATTTGTTCTGTACACTTCAGGTTGAGAGAGATTTTCTGGACCAATTAGTCCAAATTTCCATCTATAATTATAACTTGCATATTTGTGTAACGGATTTTCTAGTGTCATTTTCCTAATACCGCATCTAATGTGCTTTTTTGTGGCAATTTGATTTGCACTCCTGGTAAAAAGTCAAACACAGGATCTTTTAGACTTTCCATATTTCTAATTGCAAATACCCACCACAACTTTGAACTGCCGTACAAATCATATGCTAACAAATCTGGTCTGTAAGCATATTGTGGTTCTATTTCATATGTAATATCATTGTCCAATGCTGGAATATTACGCTTGTTAAAGATATCTAAATAATTAGCATTAATTGATGTTTTGTAGTAAGGACTGTTTTTTTCATATTGTGCCATTTAGATAAACCCTCCAGGAGTTTTCTGACCTACATATCCACCATTGATAAATGTGTTTAAATTGAATTGTCTAGTTGCATCTCTACTGAATGCAGGTGCTACTGTTAGGTTAATAGTACTTAACGTAGGCACATATGTATAACTTCCACTTTGAATCTGACTGGTAGGAGTACTTGATTGTAAATCTAAACCATCAATAGGAACTTTGATATAATCAACATTGTTTGGCAAGTCAATACTGAACATTTTTACAACAATTGGCATTCTGTCAAATATAAAATTGCCATATCCGCTTAATGCACAGCGTGGAGGTGGATGTCCTCTTAGGTCACCTTGTCCATAAAACATCTTTGTTATGCTTCTGCAAAAATGAACTGCTGCAATCCAGTATCTTCCGTCTGCTTCGTTCTCAACAGGAAATTCTCCACTGATAGTAATATCTTCAACTTGACTGTTTTCGTATACAGGATAAGGATAATTGGTGTGTATAGGATGAAACATATTGTAATTTGCACTGTGAGTAACAAGTATTTGAGGAGTTGTTGGGAAAATCATACTTGCATTACTGTCTTTTAATGGTTTGAGTATACTAGCATTTTGAAATGTTGCAGGCTGTGCAGGTAAGTGTATTCTTACACGCCAATCTTCGCCGTCATAGTTACTAGCAGATACAAAGCTGCCAGTGCTAACTGTTTTAGCAGCAGGTTGTGCACCATTGGGCAAGCTTCTAGTGCGAATACTTTTTGCCAATGCCAAAGGATCCGATAAATCGTCAAGTGTTCTACGAACATTACTTGCAAAATTTGATACTTTACGCACCTTGTCAGAAAAGTTGTTAACACTGTCTGCAACTGTTTCTATAAAATTAAAAAATCCCATGAATACTCCTTATAGTATTTAGTTGACAAAAATATGTACGTAGTTTATTATAAATATAAATGTAGGAGCAATTATGGCCAGAAGAGTAAAATATCTCAACAACAAAGACATGTTAGCTGAGATACACAAAAGTAAAAACAATTACAGCAGCTTCCTTGAACCTGAATACGCACTTTATGACATTATTTTACCAAGTCTTGACAAAGTAAATATTCGAACAATAGCAGAAGCAAAGCGTAACAAAGCAAAAAAGCTATCACAAGCTGCATACGAAGCTGCAAAAGCAGCAGGCAAGCGTGTTAAAGTAGCCGATTGCGAAATTGATTATAAAACAATAGAAAAAAATGAATTGATTTTTCGTATTATGACGTTTGACCATATTCCAGACGAACCTGGACGGAAAAAGAATCCAAAAACCGTAGCAGATACAAAAGTCAAGTTGCCATTTCCTCCATTTCAGCATTACAAATTTGATGATAATGACAATTTGGTATGTGTTGGTAAAAGTCATTGGACAGGTGGCATGGAAAACGGTTATTTCAGCCTCGATCACGGTAGAGCAACCAATGAGCTTGCCAAAATGTGGATGAAATTGGTTGATCGTTATGCAACTAGAGGCAATGTACGTGGTTACACATATAATGACGAAATGAAAGGTCAAGCAATTTTGCAACTATCACAAATTGGATTGCAATTTGACGAATCAAAGAGTCAAAATCCATTTGCATACTACACAGCAGCAGTTACCAACAGCTTTGTGCGTGTTATCAACTTGGAAAAACGTAATCAAAACATTCGCGACGATATTTTGGAAATGAATGACTTGAATCCTAGTTACACAAGACTGCATTCAGGCGAATGGGAAGCTGCGGTACGTAGAGAAAACGAAAAAAATAACGGTTGACTTTGCAAATCTTTTAATTTACAATAAAACTCTACACGGAGTATAAAATTTGTTTAACAAAGCAGCAGTATTCACTGACATTCACTTTGGCATGAAAGGCAATAGCCGTATTCACAACCAAGATTGCGAAGATTTTGTTGATTGGTTTATCGAAACAGCAAAAGAACAAGGTTGTGAGACTGCAATCTTCTGCGGTGACTGGAATCACAACAGAAACAGTCTCAATTTAACCACAATGGATGCTGGTATTCGCAGCTTGGAAAAGCTAGGAGCAGCATTTGACAACTTCTATATGTTTGCTGGCAATCACGATTTGTATTACAAAGATAAACGTGATGTTAAAAGCACAGAGTTTGCAAGACATATTCCAGGCGTAACTGTTGTTGAAGAAATCAAACAAATTGACGATGTAGCACTTGTTCCGTGGATGGTTGGCGATGAATGGAAGAAAGTTGCCAACCTCGACTGCAAATACATGTTTGGGCACTTTGAATTACCCAGCTTTTTAATGAACGCTATGGTAAGAATGCCAGATCACGGCGAACTAAAAGCAGAAAACCTCAGCAAACCTGAGTATGTATTCACTGGACACTTCCACAAACGTCAAAGTCAAAAGAATGTTCACTATATTGGCAATGCTTTCCCGCATAACTATGCCGATGCTTGGGACGATGCTCGTGGTATGATGGTATTGGATAGAGAAAATGCAGCCGAACCAGTGTACATCAACTGGGAAGACTGTCCAAAGTACCGTACTGTTAAGCTATCTCAGCTGATTGACGAGAAAGATACATTGATCAAAAGCAAAATGTACCTAAGAGTCACACTAGACTTGCCTATCAGCTTCGAAGAAGCAACGTTTATCAAAGAAACGTTCATGAACGAGTACAACTGTCGTGAAATTACACTGATTCCACAAAAAAGCATAGAAGAAATCAGCAGTGAACTGGATATCGAACAGTTTGAGAGCGTGGATCAGATTGTATCTAACGAGATACTAGCAATTGACAGTGAGAACTTCAACAAATCACTGCTATTAGACATTTACAACGGATTAGAATGATAAAACTTAAAGATTTAACCGTAAAAAACTTTATGAGTGTGGGTAATGTTACCCAAGCAGTTGACTTCCAAGAGGAGCAACTCACTCTAGTGCTTGGTGAAAACTTAGACCAAGGAGGTGACGATTCTGGATCACGCAACGGTACAGGCAAAACCACTATAATCAATGGATTATCTTACGCCTTGTACGGCCAAGCACTGACCAACATCAAAAGAAACAACCTTATTAATAAAACCAATAGTAAGGGGATGTTGGTCACACTAAATTTTGAGAAAAACAATGTTCAATACCGCATTGAACGTGGAAGATCGCCTAATGTTCTTAAATTTTACGTCAATGAACAAGAACAAGTTGACGAATTAGACGATAATAGCCAAGGTGATAGCCGTAAAACACAGGAAAGTATACAAGATCTATTGGGTATGAGCCACAATATGTTCAAACATATTGTTGCATTGAACACATACACAGAACCTTTCCTCAGTATGCGCACAAACGATCAAAGAGAAATCATTGAACAACTGTTGGGTATTACTATCCTAAGTGAGAAGGCTACACTGCTAAAAGAACAGATCAGAGCCACAAAAGATGCTGTTACAGAAGAAACAATGCGCATTGAAGCTGTACAAAGCAGCAATGAAAAGATTCAAACCAGCATTGATTCGTTGAGTAAACGTCAAAAAGCATGGTTAAGCAAACAAAAAAGCGATATTGAACGACTAGAGAAGGGCATTTCAGAACTAGAACAGCTGGATATTGAAAAAGAGTTGGATAATCACGACAAACTTGCTAATTGGAACGAATTAAATGCTGCAATTGCTGCACTTAACAAAGAAAAAGCCACATTAGAGAGTGCATTAATGCGAGCAACCAAGAGTGTTGACAAAGCACAGAAGGATATCACTGATTTAGACGATGCAACCTGCTATACTTGCGGTCAAGCACTGCATGAAGACAAAAAAGCAGAGATTCTAGCAACAAAAACCAAAGATCTACAAGATAGCATGGCATATCAAACAGAAGTTGCTGGAAAATTAGAAGGTGTCATTGCAAGTCTTGGTGATATTGGTGATATCAATGGCAGACCTAACACATTTTATGAAACTGCTCGCGAAGCATACGAACATAGAAACAACGTAGATAACTTGCGCAATACTTTGGTAAGTAAAACGCAAGAAGAAGATCCTTATCAGGCACAAATTGACGATTTAACCAACACTGCACTACAAGAAATTGATTGGAGTATGGTAAATCAACTCAATAACTTAAAAGAACATCAAGAGTTTCTCCTTAAACTGTTGACAAACAAAGATTCTTTCATTAGAAAGAAGATTATTGATCAAAACTTGGCATATTTAAACGCAAGGCTCACATATTACTTAGACAAAATAGGCTTACCACACCAAGTGGTGTTCCAAAACGACCTAGCAGTAGAGATTACACAGCTAGGACAAGACTTAGACTTCGATAACTTGTCACGTGGTGAACGTAACAGGCTTATACTAGGTCTTTCTTTTGCATTTCGTGACGTTTGGGAATCACTTTACCAAGGAATTAACTTATTATTCATTGACGAGTTGATTGACTCAGGTATGGACACTGCTGGTGTTGAAAATTCAATAGGCATCCTCAAGAAAATGACTAGAGAACGCAACAAAAACATCTTCTTGATTTCACACAAAGACGAATTAGTAGGAAGAGTGAACAATGTATTAAAGGTTGTTAAAGAAAACGGCTTTACAACTTACGAAAACGATACAGAAATTGTAGAATGAACGAAGACGATACACACGACAAGCTGATACTAGCAGTATTGGACTACTTTGCATTAAATGAAATCTTTCAACAGCGTCCTGCAGAGCTGAAACGCAGAAAAGTTCGCAAAAAGTTGAGCGAAATTCAAAAGTTGTGCAAAACTCGCCGTGATGAGATTATGGAAGAACATATTAGAAGCATACAAGACGGAAGAAAAAATAATAATCCAAAAAAGGCACGTGAGGCACAAGGAAAGGCTTAACTAATGTATGAGTTGGACATATCAAGGTAAAGAAATCACAAGTATACCAGATGAATACGAAGGATTTGTTTACCTTATCACTAACTTAACTGACAATCGCAAGTATGTAGGCAAAAAATTAGCAAAATTTAAAACAACCAAGCCACCACTCAAAGGCAAAAAGAACAAACGCAGAGGTTACAAAGAGTCAGATTGGCAAACTTACTGGGGAAGTTCAGATAGACTGAACGAAGATGTACAAAAATTAGGCGAAGACAAATTTACTCGTGAAATACTTTATTTTTGCAAAAGCAGAGCAGAAATGAGTTATATTGAAGCAAGAGAACAATTTGATAGGCGTGTATTAGAAACAGACGAATACTACAACGGTATCATCAATGTAAGAGTTGGTGGTTCAAATAAATTACGCCAGGCACTACTAGAACACAAATAGGCTATATATTGAGCTCTAAATAAA